CAGCTGGGCCATCTTGTTCAGTAGATGGACCATAGATATTGGTACCACCAGCTTTCTTATCAGAAGATTCAATAACTGGAACCCAATAATCATATGAAAATGATACAGGGAATTCTTCAATTTGACTTGATGAATCCCATCCAAGAGTAATTGCGCCAACCACAGTTGGGAAAGCACCAACGAACTGGTAAGAACGTATTTCTGAACCATCTTTACCATACTGAATAACTTCTAGATCAGCTTTGTACTGTTCTTGACTAATTGTAGTATCACGAACGTTTGCTACTAGTCGATTAATGGCATTTGACCATGTTTCGAATAATGCACGAACAGAAAAATCTTCATCGTTCATTACTGTTACTGACCAATCATTAAATGTACGTTCACCAGCTACCTTAATTTTACGACCAAAATAAGGAACTTCAATTGCAGCAATTGTTGAATCAGGAAGTTCTGCAGTACGGCAAAGGAAACGGAACTTGTCAACAGAAACGTTATCAATTCCAAGAGTTGCTGGTACTGATAGAACAACGCTGAATAGAGATGGTCTGGCACCACCGTATACCAGACCATTTTGTTTGAAAGTGTTAATATTAAATGGCATCTATATACTCCTTTTGAGCTTTAATCTATTTATTAAAATTGACCAACAACTTCGGAGAACTGAACACCAGTTGCAACAGCCACAAAGTTCAACTGGATAAAGTTAATTGAACGAGCTGGTTTAATATAGATGTCACCAACGAACTGATTGCTATCAATAATCTGCGGAGTATTGTTAGTGTCGTCACAAACAACAAGGAAATCAGTGATGCCACGACGACCTTTAATGGTACGCAGATATGGAGTTACAAGGTTCTTAAACTGAGAACGAGTAAATGCATCATTGAACTCGAATAGAGAGTACTTAGAAGCAGTCGAAATTGCCTTTTCAAGAACAATAAACAATCTACGAACATTGATACGATCAAACGCTGATGGCTTTGAAAGAAGTGTCTTATCTCCATAAAGAACAATACCATTTCCTGGTGATGAAATTACTGGATCAATACCATTTGTGTATAGAAGATCACGATCAGTTTTCTTAGGATTGTAAGCAAGTTTGATAACGTTCTTAATGCTTCCACGATTAAAACCAGCTGGAGACCACCAAGCATCGTTAGTCTGATCTGTACGGGCGCACAAGCCAGCAATATCACCGTTTAATGGAATCCAACGATTGATATCATTATAACGATCATACTGGTATTTATAGCCAGAATCCATTACAGCATAAGAACTGCTTGGAAGAGCGCCTCTCCAGTTCGTAAGGCTTGTGGCTTCATTACCAATATTGTTAAGCATTGTAGCTTTATCAGGTGTAACAAATCCAACGCAATCCTTACGAATTTCGCAAATATTGTTGATAATGTAATTTGCTAATTGGAAATTTTGGATAGTTTGACCACCAATTGATGTAGAACCACCAGTTGGACGACCCTGAAGAATAAGTGAAATATCAACATCTTCTGCTGAACCAAATAGATCATAGGCTTGGCCAAGGCAACCCATAGTAAGAGTTGATTCATCTCTACCATCAGAACCAAGAACAAAACTAGTGTTTAATGCTGCAGCAGATGAAGCAGAAACAAGATTCAATGCATTATTTGAAACAGCAGTGGTGCGATCACTGGTCCACCAGATATACTGAGAATTTTTATTAATTACGTGTTTGTAATAGTTATCAGTACCATCAAGATTTACAGCATCAGTTGCTCTTGAAAGACCCTTATATGTTTCAAGAACTGTTCCTGGAACACCAGTAAATAAACCACCATTATCAACAACAACTACATGGAGTTCGTCATAAGCTGCACTGTTGCCGCTATTGTACTGGTAAGGAGACTGACCTGGAGCTGAACCCAATACATTATGGAATTCCCAGTTACGGTTAACAGTATTAGATACATAAACATCACGAAGTCTGTATTGATTAGAGAAAGATAGATTCAATACATTTGTATTTGAAACAAGAGTAAAGTCAGAAGTACCGATTGTGGCCACTGGGTTGATTGTAGAAATTGCAGTACCATAAGCATTAGTTGCAAGATAGAAACCAACTGCGTTTGCACCAACAACGTAATAATTTGCACCACCAGTTAGACCAGAAAGAGCAGTATTACCAGCACTGTTTGCATAAGTTACTACATCACCATTGCTATATGGGTTTGTTCCAAGAGCACTTGGTACAGAAATAAAGCCAGAAATCGAATTGATATAAGCATTGCTTCCATAGAATGCATTAGTTGCAGTATTTACAAAAGATGCGTTTGATCCAACAGCAATATTAGTTATTGTAAGATACTGTAGACCCATAGAACTGTTACCAGCAACAATCTGGTCACCAATTGAGAAGTTTGCTGCTACAACGTTAGCCGCAGCGTTAGAAGCAACTGCAAACTTAATTGTTGCAACATTAGAACTTACTCTGAAATCAATTGCAGTATTAACAGTTGAGTTAGATATATTAACAGCAGATGAGAAAATACTATTTGAATCACAAACAGAAACTCTTATAGAGTTACCCATTGCGCCTGGATATTTGGCAACAAATCCAATATTCGAATCAAAATTGCCATCTAATGCTGTATATGTATCTGAATTTGTAACGATCTGATTTACAAGATTTGAAACAAAGGTTCCAGAATTGAAAAATCCAACAGCAGTATATGCTGTTTCTTGACGTCCAAAATAGATGTTAGTGTTAGCAACAGTTCCAACATTTGATGTAAATATATTGCTTGAAAGTGTAAAGGCTGTTGAGTTTACAGAAGTAATGTAATACTGATTTCCTGATGGAATTACACCAGCATTAGATGTTTGGGTAATATACATGCCAACTGATAGTGCGCTTGTATTACCAACAAGAATATTATTGGATACAGTTGTGTTTGCAGTTATTACAAAATTGATATTTCCTGGTGTTGAACCAACAGTATTGGCAGCACGTGAAACATAAAGAGAATTAGTATAAGATAGGAAGTTAGCAGCAGTGAAAAATGTTTCTGCGTTAAAGGTTGTTGGTGCGCCAAATCTTTGTACGAGTGTGGTTTCACTATCAACTAAAATTCTTTTACCGATTGGACCCCAACGGAAAGCACCAGCAATTGCACCAACAGAAGAAGAAACAGTAGGCACAATCGTTGTTAGATCGATTTCAGTAACATTAACGCCTGGAGATAATTGAACAGCCATATTTTTACCCCTTTATTAGGTTGTACGATAATTACATTTATCATTATTTATAATAATTCGTTTTTAGGGGGAATTAGAAATTTTCTTGATTGCTAAACATCCAACTTTCCGGAACAAATTTTTCAATGGTTTCGTCATATTCATCTCGCCCATCAAACATAAATCCGAATGGAGACATATCTTGTTCCATATCCTCTTCTGTTTTTTCACGAAGAGACATAAGCGTATTTATATTCGTGTAATCTTTAAAATATTGTTGCTCAGAAAGCCAAGCAAAAAGAACAAGACACATGACCAAATCGTCATGTTTACCAGATTCGGCTTCGTATGATGTTCCTTTTTTAGAAAATGTAGACAATTCATTAATGGTATGGAAATCATTTACAATAAATTGATTTTGTTCAATAAGTAATTTTAAAATAGAACATCCAACTGATTTGACAATTTTAGTAGTTCTGATGCCCTTATCTACAGAACCACCGCCAAATCCGCCAGTAATACGTTTGCCTGAACGACCAGCATTTTCAGTAAACAATACATGTTCATAACCAAAATCATAATGAAGAGAATGAGAAACCTGTTCACCAATATCATTAATTTCCACCAGAACAGATGCATTGTTATACGCTTTAGCTGTTCTATGGATAAAATCAGCATAATCTATTGGTGAAATGGCGTTGTTGCGATAAACACATGCCTGTTGATATGGCATACTTGTAACATCTATAAGTTGAAACGCAGAATAGTCCAATCCTTTACCACGAGAAACGTCACAAAGCATAATATAAACATGCCCTTGTTGTGGAATAACATATTGTATCAAACCTTCGCGTTCAACAATTGGTGTCTGATGTACAAGTTCTTTAAGTTTCCAACCAGCAATAAGAGTGCCAGAGCTTCCAAGAAATTCACAATTATACTCTTGATCGAATTTCTCCAAGTCGAAATTCATTGCAGCAAGAGTATCTTTCTGCCACTTTTCATCTCGACCAGGAACGTCTTGCCAGAGAACTCTGATGTGTTGATATTGGTTTCGTTTTTGCATGGCATTGACCCATATACTATAGAAATGGTTCAATCCGTTAGGTGTAGAAACTAAAACAATTTTAGATTCTGTACCAGAAGAAATGGTAGGATAAACTGAGGTGAAGAAATCATCCCAATTTTCAATGAACGCTGCTTCGTCAATAAACAACATATTGATAGAATAACCACGAATAGAATCTGTTGAAGTAGCAGCAGCAATAACACGGCTATTATTTTCTAATTCGAATGAACCCTTATTCCATTCTTTAATACCCTGCTGCAACCATTTAGGAAGGTGCTGATAGGCAAGCTGTATACGACCTAGAATTTCTCGGGCAGTGTCTCCCTTATTGGCAAGAAGAGCAACAGTTTTTTCTTTATTAAAAATTATATACCAAAGAATAAAGGCACAAGTGGTTGTTGATTTACCAGCCTGTCTAGCAGTTGTTACAATATTAAAACGATTATTAGCAAAAGATAACAACATATGTTTTTGATATGGGTAAAGCTTGAAATTAACAAGACCCTCATCAACATTGATAATTTTCATATATGTTTCAGTGAAATATATAACATCTTGGGAACATTTAATATATTCTTGAACAAGATCTGGAGTCCATTCAATCGCCTGGTTTTCGCGTTTAAGGTTTATGTTACCATTATAACCTTTTATATTACTAAACTGCTGAATTGCCATTTTTAATATTTTCTATCATTTTTTGAAGTTCTGCAGTAGAACCAACAAATAGGTTATTGTTAATAGTTTTAGCATGCTCATTAGTTGGAGCATCTGAAGCAGAGATTTGTCTGATTTTTGTTTGAAGATCCAATAAATCTTTATTTGCTTGAAGTGTTGTATCCATGAGTTTGGCTAAAACTTCAAACGCTCTTGGATGTTGTGAACTTGTGGCAATTTCAGACAAAGTTAAAATAGCCTCTTTACCATTTTCGATCATAGTAATAACATTAGCTCTAGCAGTTTCAAAATCTAACTTAGCACTATCATTATGTGCATCTGCTATAATGTTATCAACAAATTTTGAAGATGTAACAGGTGTTAAACCTAAAGCTTTACCTATCGGATCATTATTTGCATTATCTGTCATTGTACCCCATTTTCATTATAAATCATCGTAATGAATCCAAAATCATCAGTAACATTTATAGAATTGTATCCAATAGAACCAGTATTATTGTTTGGACCACCATAGTAATTAACTGGGTTGCTATTTGCATCTAAACCTGGTTGTAAAGTTAATGCTTCTGCAACTGGAAGAGTGCCCACAACATCTGGTATCGAACCATCTGGAACATCGTTTGGA